GGCACATCAAAACTCACAAGGGAGAAAACGAATGACATCGACTCGTACAGCAAACAAAGATGCACTCTGGTACATCTCACAAAAAACTTCTTTTAGAGGTAGCAATCTCTACGGCTTAGTACAGCCACCACTTGATTTTTATGAACCTGCTATCGGCAGACTTCCTCACAACTGGATTAACGATTTAAAAGGTTCTGACTACATCGTCTATTCCTACGGCACACCGATCGCTTGGTTTAAGAATGGTGAATGGCTAGTACCTAATTTGAAATACTCACAGACAACTTCTCGGCATCAATCACTTGTAAGGAGAGCGATAAATGCTTAAAACAGAAACACCTGCAACACCTGCACAAAAGCAATTCATTCAAAAGTTATTGAATGAGCGATCTGTTCCAGAATGCTTGGAGATCGACATCGACAATCTCTCAAAGTTAAAGGCATCAAAAGCAATCGAGTTGCTTCTTGCTCGCCCTGCACTATCGCCAGATGCGTTAAGTGATAAACAATTTCGATATCTGAATTCACTTCTTAGCAAGCGACCAGATGCAGATCTTCAAACCACTCGCATTCTTTCTATCAATTCTGCTTCTGATCTTTCTAAATTAAATCGTGAGCAAGCAAAGAAGGCGATTGACTTCTTATTGAAGTTGCCATTACCGATACCAGATCTTGCAGTCGGCGCTTACGAGTTAGACGGCGTTGTTTATTCAATTCGCAAACTTGGTTACAGCGAGCGAATCGTGGCTCTTGTTTACGATTCAGTAATCAAGCGTTGGATTCCAGATACGACTAAGGCGATCTTTAAATTAAAGCCAGAAGATCGACTCACACTAGAGCGTGCATCGATGCTAAGCGTTGCAGTTGGTTCTTGTGTTCATTGTGGGCGCACGCTCACACTTCAAAAGTCCGTAGTCGCTGGCATGGGTCGCACCTGTGCTTCGAAGTATCAGTAAGGAGATAGCGAATGTCTTTATATGACTTATCACTAGACCAAATGGGAATGCTTCACATGGTCGTTGGCTCGGCTCTTGAATGCGCTATCGAGAATGAAGCGCCGAGATCAGTCACCAATAACCTTGAATCAATTTGCAAAGTTATTGAGTTAGAAATTGATAAGCGATGTATTGAATTTAACGAATTTCAATCAATCGCAGAATCACTAGATGATCTAGAACTTGCTTCAAAGATCATCTTTAAAAATCCAGAAGCAATAACAACTGACTATAACTAAAATTGCGTGAGCAGTAACTACCTGCTTTCCAGTCTAAAGGCTGATGCGACAATCGACTTCTTTCCGTCTACTGACCGCTTGATTTCGAAGCCCAATTCACCACAGCAGTCGTTGCTTGCTACTTACTGCTCACGCATAACCAATTACAACTAAATATGTAACACCAAACAATCACCTAGAGAAACGGAAAATCATGTCAAGCAATATCGAATCTAAATCCCTGTTCGTACCTTCACTAGAAAAGACATCGCACTACATTCCACGCACACTTGCTGGTGGGATTGCAGAAGATCAGATGTACGACTTCGCACTTGATAACGAGATGAACATCTTAATTGAGGGCGATGCTGGTACTGGTAAAACAACATCGGTCATGAACTGGTGTGCAAAGCGCAAATTGGAATTCTTCGCCATTCCTTCTAACTCGGCGTTGGACTTCACACAATTAATCGGCGGTCTATTCCCCGATGCTGACGGTAAGTTGAAGTGGATTGACGGGGCTATCACAAAAGTGGTTCGCAACGGCGGTGTGCTTCTAGTTAACGAGTTGAACAATGCTCACAAGAGCCTTGCTCAGTACCTCATGAGTCTCGGAGATGATCGCCGTTCGATCACTCTCATGTCTCACGATAACGAAGTGATTCGTGCGCCTAAGAATAAATTCTTATTGGTTGCAGATCAGAATCCAAACTATCGTGGCACACAACTTCTCAATGAGGCGTGGAAAGATCGCTTCGATATTAAGTTGCGCTTCGACTATGACACCGAGATCGAAAAGAAATTCATTAAATCTGATTCGTTGCGTGAACTTGCTTCTGGCATTCGTGCAACTGTCCGCAAAGATGAATTCGCTTCTGATCGCAACACGATCTTCGAGACACCAATGTCACCACGCATTCTTAAGACATTCGAGAAGTTAGCGACTGGTCTTAACTTCGAATTCGCTAGTGAGGTATTCATTAATAACTTCACCGATGAAGAGCGCCCTGCCGTCAAGATGCTTCTTGAAGGCACTTCTTACAACATTCGAGAAGAACTTGGACTCGATGTTGATGCAATTACTACCGAGCATGATCAAGCGTAAGGAACTGCATGTCTAAATTAAATGATGCTATGGATAGCATTTTAACTGGCATTCCCTTTCAAGAGATTGAAAGAGCCAGAACTGAGGCAGAGTTAAAGCGCCAGAGATTAGAACGCTTCGTTCAATTCTTCGGTCGAGTTAATTCTGCATTCACATTTCGCAAGGTAAGTGTGAAGGTTGAAGATTCACCTCTCGGTGCGCCAGCGTGGTCTGGCGCATCGGAAGTGACATTCAATTCTCGATTAATCGGTGACTTAGATGATGCACGATCTATCGCATCGGTTAAGGGGCTCGATCTGCATGAGATCTCACATATCTTGTACACGCCACGAGAGGGCTCGGAGATCTTCGACTATGTACGAGAGAATAAATTCTTCATGGCGTACAACTGCTTAGAAGATCAGCGAATCGAAACTCTCTTCACATCTAAGTATCCGTCAACTATCGAATGGTTTACAGCCACGATATTGATTCACTTCGTTGAGAAGCCAGAGGCATTCGAATCTTCTTATCCGTTGCTTCGTGGTCGTAGGTATCTACCTACTGAGTTGCGTGCCAGATCTCGTAACGCATATTCAAATCAAGATGATCTCGATGAACTATGCGAGATCGTTGATACCTATCGCACTCTTCTCTTCCCTGCTGATACTGAAAAAGGAAAAGAACTTGTGCGCCGATTCCATGACTTACTACCTAAGCAAGAAATGCCAGATGAATCTGGTCAAGGTGTGAAGGTAACAATTAAGATCAAAGATCCATTTGGTCATGGAGAACGCCCTAGTGAGGGATTAGAGACATCTAGTACTTCACGACCAATATCACCTAAGAAGCAAGAGAAAGATCGTGATCGCTCTGCAAAGTTAGATAAAGAAGATGATGCAGATCTTGCAGAACTTCTTAAATCTAGTGATGCACTAGAACTCGAAATTGATCTTGATGATTTTGATGATGCAGATGATTCAGATATCGATTTAGATGATGCAGATGATGCAGATCTAGATAGTGAGAATGAATCTGATAACGAATCGTCAGGTGGTACTGGTGCAGGTGACAAGGCTGGAAAGATCGTTGATACAGTAATTAACGATCTATTAGATGATCTTCTTAACAATAAAGATGTCGCTAACGAGATCAACAATATCCTTCGACAACTTGGTGGCTTACCTTCTCTTGCTACTAATAACTCGAAAGAGCCAGCACTTGCCCCTGTAAAGGCAATCACTCCCGATGCAACTACTCACCACGCCTCACTCTCATTCGGTCGTGAACTAGAACGATTGAAGGCGTTATATGAACCTGCATGGGATAAGTACGAGCCACAAGGCAGACTAGATGCGAATCGATATATGCGTGGCGATGATCTTGACACCGTATTCGATCGCTGGAATGAGGGGCGTGACGATGCGACTGAGATCGAATGCGTGATCTTGCTTGATAACTCTGGCTCTATGTCTGGATTCAAAGCAAGGAATGCATATCGTGCGATGTACGCAATCAAGCGTGCGCTAGATCGTATCAATGCAAACTGCACCGTACTAACTTTTAATGATGAAGTTAAAACCCTTTATCGCACAAATGATAAAGCAACTTCCGTCATTCGAGATGCTGGTACTGGTGGTGGCACAGTTATCGATAGCGCACTACAAAGAGCAACGAAAATTCTTGCAGAGACTGAAAAGCCTGTACGAATTTTCTTCGCTATTACTGACGGTGACTGGTCTGGTAATCAAGATTCAAATCACGAAACAATTCAAAGAATGTCTCGTGCTGGAATTTTAACTGCATTTGCATTCATTCCAGAAGAGAACGAATCAAAAAGACCTCTCACACAAGAAACTTCGCACTATTGTGAAATTGGTGCGATCGTTCACAATCCGCTTGATCTAATCTCAATGGTCAGATCAATCGTTAAATACGGAATCAGTCGCAGACTGATCAACAACTAAATGTCACTCTCTAGGTGACAAGGTGGGGGCGCATTTCGTAAAAGGCGTGCGCCCTCACCACTACAACTAACGACACAAGGAGAATAAATAAATGAAATTTGCAGATCTAAAAGTTAATACTGAATATGCAGTCATTCCTTCATGGGACTACTCATCGTCAGATAAAAAGAATCCAGACACCGTTGAACGCCGACATGTAATTAAATCTGAACTTGTATCTCTCGATAAATATGAATACAAGGTTTATCGTGGACAAAAGCCAGATGATTCTAACTTCGTACTTGCACCTAAAGGTTCTCGTGCTGTTGGTTATTTGGTTCGTTCAGAAGAATGGGCAACGCAAGGTACGCCAGAAGTTTTTTGGCTTGCTCGACCACAGGACATCGTTGCCGAATATGCAAGCCTTGAAAGTCGTTGGACTACAAAGGAAGCAGAAGAGAAAAGAAAAGCCCAAGAAGAACTCGATAAGCGCCGAGAAGAAGAACGCAAAGAGCGTGAGGCTTATGAGGTACAAAATCGAATCTCTAACTCTTGTCTTGAAGCGTTACGCACAATCATCGGTGATCGTGTAAATCTGATAGAGGCAGATGTATCAAAGAGACGGAATCAAGTTGGTGAGTACTTTCCAGTTGCTCGATTCACTCTTGACGGTAAGACAATGCAATTCCTAATCGAAAAGGTTCTAGAGGCAAGGGACATGGTGGCGTAATGACTACAGCAACAGATGAAAAAACTATCTACCTAACCAGATTAAAGAAGTACTTCTCTGGTAATGGATTCGATAAAGCAGGAGAATCGCATTTAACTTCTTGGATAGGGCGCAAAAGATTGGCGCACCCTGTTGAAATGACTCTCAAAGATATCTCTTACCATGAAGAGACTTACAAGGGATTCCAAATTGTGATCGTTGGTTGGCATAGAGATGTACGAGATGTATTCGATGCTAACGGAAATCACATCACAACTCAGAATGATTCTCCAGAGGTGGCATCAAAAGGTGAACCAACAGATTGGTCTGAGTACTGGGCGTACGCATGGTATATCGATGAACACACTAATCATCAACCAGATCTACCTTATGCCAGTTGGGGTGCGGTATTGAAGGGCGTGTTCGCTTCTCCTGACTTTAATGTCACGCTAAAGAAAGTAAAGAAGAGATTGGATTCTTTAGACAAGATCAATCAAGTACGCCAGAGATTGATTGAGATATCTACAGTCAAATTCAATACAACTTCAACTTCTATACGAGACTTTGTTCCGTATAACGCACATATTGGAGATGAAGTCTTTATTCAAGCGCATGGTCGATTGCGTAAGGGCATCATCGTAGAGACAACAGGTTCTAGATTCGTGGTCGGTTATGTGACACCTTCTAATCATCGAGAACTTAAGTACAAGACACTCGGACTTCCAGACATCTATGTACAGGGGATTAAATGATCACACTTCCAGTAAAAGCGTGCAGTAAGTGTAAGGCGAGCAAGCCTTACTCGGACTTTTACACCGACCGATCAAAGAGCAACGGAATCAAAAGTCAATGTAAGGCTTGCTTCTTAGAGAGAGATCGATTTCGCCCTAGATATAAGGCTGTCCGTCTATCAACTAAGAAAGCCAAAGCACTTCCTCAAAATCAAACAGCAAAGCGCAAAGCAAGAATCTCGCTGTTTGAGAAGGGGCTAATTGAATGCGTTCATTGTAAGAACATTCAACCATTGAAAGCATTTAATACTTCAAAGACATCATCTACTGGTCGTAAATCGTGTTGCAAACCTTGTGAGATTAAATATCAGAAGGCTTGGCACATCACTCTCGGCGTTGATCATAAGAAGTACATCTACGATCACCTTGAACAGAATCCTTGTATTGATTGCGGTGAATCTAATCCAATGAAATTGGAATTCGATCACTTTCGAGATAAGGCATTCAATATCTCTCAGGCGGTCATAAAGCGTAAGACACTTGATCAACTTAAAAAGGAGATCAATAAGTGCGTGGTGCGTTGCTCTTCATGCCACACCGCAAAAACTCACAAAGAGCAAGACACATGGAAGTACCAAATGTATATAGAGAGGAATAAGTAATGGCTAAATTAACTCGTAGGGGCTGGATAGTGTTGGTAGTAATACCAATTCTTATCTTGGCATTCGTAATCGGATACGCAACGGCAGACACCTGCTATGTAGGTTCTGACGGTAACTTCTTCGGCTATGGCTCATGCTCAGATCACATCGACAAAGTAATTGGGGGCAAATAAATGGCGGTTATATGGGGTGTAGAAGTAACCGAAAATATGGTTAAACATCTCAATAGTAATGAGATTTCTTTACTATGTGACTCACTAAGCGATGCTGTTCAAGAGATCTGCAAAAGTTATGAGGTGGAGTAATGGGATACGCCGAGATCATTCCTGTGACACCTGATCAATTAGATGTCTGCGATTCTTGTAAACAGCAGGGTCTAAAGAGAAGTGGTCACGCAATTAAAGATGTTCATGGAGAAGCAGTTCTCTGGTTCTGCTTTAACTGCAAAGCGAAAATACTCGCTCAATAAACTTGTTAGGTGAGGGTTAACACAAGATCACAGCAGGGTAATTCATTTCCCCTTCTCCTTACTTGTGAAGGGCGGTCATGACTTACGACAGGGTTTTCTACCTTCCTTACTCGGTTGTAACGAGCCGTACCTGCCCTCACCTAACTACCTAATTGGTAGAGATCATCGACACCTAGCAAGCCTCTTCGTGGAAAGCGTGAAAAGGTGTTGAAATTCTTGCAAGATCGTTGACAGGGGACAACCTAATCAACGCCAACATCGTTCTACTTCTCGATGATCTCTACCAACTAACTTATAGAAACGGAGTAATAAATTGTTTACAGAAACAGATAAAGCAATCGTTAATGATCGTCTTAATGGCGCATCACTTGCCGATGTTGCAAAGAAGTACGGAATAACACGAATCAAAGTCCGACAAATTGAAAGCCGAATGCTAAAAGATATGGAGATAAATAAATGATTAGATGCGCTAATTGCGGTTATGAGGTAGATGAAGTTGATCAAGACACTAACTTCTGCCAGACATGTCAGAAAGCCTACGATCGTGGGTTTACAGACGGTGCAAAAGACGGTTCGTGTGAAAGTTGCGGAAGTTATTTTGCAAACGATCGACAAATTGCTGGTGATACACAGTTGCTATGCGATGAATGCTATAAAGAAATTTTAGAAGATATGGAAGGAGAAAATAAATGAGTAACTTGTCACCGCAACAGAGCGATCTAATTAAGTCAATTAAATTTGCTAACGAATTCCTAAAGATAACTCGTGGGTTCAAGACCGAAGCAGATAGACCAGACGGACTGCCACAAGATCTAAAAGAACATCTCGCTAATGAACATCTAAATGCGATGATCAAAGATCACGATCTAGAGCCAGAGATGCTGGTCTGGGGAATGCTTCACATGATCGAGATACTTCTTAAATTTGCAGATCTAGACCCAGAAGATCTAACAGAAGTCATGGATAAATTCGTGGACTATATAAAATCTAATCCTGATAAATACGGTGGGGAGATGCCATGACTACTCGCAAGATCTCGCAATCAGTACCACTAAACACCAGATCACCACGAATAGACGATGCACCATGTCAATCGACTGACCCAGAGACATTCTTTCCAGATGCAACGGATACGATCAGAATTCAGATTGCAAAGAACTTCTGTGATCAATGTCCAACAGACACCAAAGCGAAGTGCCTCACTTTCGCACTAGAGAACAACATCACCTACGGCGTGTGGGGCGGTCTTACACAAGAAGAAAGACAGCGAATGCGCCGACAACAGCAGAGAAAGGCACTTCGTGGATAAAGCACTCGGCGCTTGGGCGCTAATTGAATGGGTAGATACTAAAGAGCAGGTAACTCGTTACTTCTCTTTCGGTAAGTACAACTGGAAAACAAACACCGATGCCTTCGGACTTGAAGATGATCTAATCTTTTATTACGCCGAAGATGAAAGTGAACTAAAAACTTTAATGATCGAACCAGATCAATTTAAAATGATCACATGGGAGTTGGTATACGACATTGAAGGATACGAAAAAGGAATAAATTAATGTGGGGAGATACCAATGAAAATAAACAGAAAGTTGATTCAACGCTATGACCGACTGGCTAACTACTACCGATATCGCACAACTAACAGGGCTAAAGATCGACACGATCTACAAGCATCGAAGTCGAAACACCCTTCCAGAAGCAGATCACATGCTCGGCAACAAGCCGTTATGGAGACAAGCAACGATCGATGAATGGATAGCGACAAGACCAACACTAGATAAGGAGATCGAGTAAATGGTTATATTTAACTCAGTACGAAAATGTATCGAATGTAAAAAAGAACATCAGATGATCTATGTGCAAGAGTACGCAAATGGGTTGTACGGATACACATGCAGAGAATGCGTAGAGAAGGAGATCAAGTGAATGGCTAAATGTAAAAACTGTGACAACACTACCTATTTCGTTCGTAGATACATCGATACAATTTTGCACATCTTTGATGAATCGGGCGATGAAGTTGATTCGACATCTATCGGTTACGATGTCTTACCAAATTCAAAGATGTGGTGTCACAAGTGCGATTCGGTAGAAGTTGAAGAGGACTAAGTAACTTTCAGTACATATTGAAAGTTACTTCTAAACACATAAGCAGATTCCGTCACGCTCACTAGCCCTATCTAGTCTCACTATGTAAGACCCCAGATCGATATTGATCTGGGGCTTTTTTTTGACATGTAAGTTACTCGTCAGTAACATTACTCACCAGTAGCCAAAGGGGGCTAGTTATGGCTTATGTTGTAAAGCGCAATAGTCGGTTTACAGGCTATTACCGCAGGGGTGGTAAACGCCTCTCTGCTGGCACATGGGACACCGAGATCGATGCCATGTATCACGCCACAAAAGCAGAGCAGTCGGGCTTCTACGAGCCTTCCAGAGCCGTATTGACCCTGTCTCTCTATATAGATCAATGGCTACCTGTGGCTAATCTGATGCCTATTACGAAGAAGGGCTATAAGTCGGTACTGGAAAAATATGTCATGCCGAAAATTGGCGATCTTCAAGTAACTAGCATCTCAGCCCGCCAGATCTCAAAGTTACTTGATGATCTCAAACTTGAAGGCGTTGGCTCTGCCACGCTAGGGCAGGTTAAGGCTTCTCTCGGCTCAGCCTTCTCGAAGTTGGTGGAGACTGGCGAGTTGACCAGCAATCCGACTCATGGAATCAAGATCAAGGCTCACCATGAAGATCTACAGAATGTGTTAGAGCCTGAAGAGTTTAAAGAGATAGTAAGTAACCTTCAGACGCAAGGCGCAAAGTTACTTGCCCGATTCCTAGTCTCTAGTGGGTGCAGATTCGGAGAAGCAACCGAGATCCGAGTAAGAGACTTTAACTTTAAGACTGGCGAGTTATTCGTACAGCGCCGAGTGAGTGATCTAGGCAAGAGCCACAAGAGTCGATTTATGGTCATAGATGCCACCAAATCAGGTAAAAAGAGAAGCCTGACCATAAGCAAAGCCTTACTACAAGACATTCAGGGCTATGTCTCAGCAAAAGCCCTATCAAAAGATGATCTGCTGTTCTCCCGATCTCTGGTAGTAGAACCGCATAAACTAGAACCTTCTCGTGGCTCAAAGTCTGCTCGACCATTCGAGTTAGACGGAAAAAAGTTCCAGCATGGAACGCTGTACTCCTATACACATGGGGGTTGCAGATGTGAGGCTTGCCGAGAGTCGGTGCGAAAGCATAGGCAAAAGGCAAAGCCATACCAGAAGCAACAGCGATTCTTAGACAAGACGAGTCATCTGCCACGAGATGTATGGAGAACAATCTGGAACAAAGCAATAGCCAAGTCCGCAATCGGGTGGAGTCCTAGAACTCACGATCTCAGGCACGCTAACGCTACCCAACTCCTAAAGGGTGGGGTAGATGTGCATGAGGTCAAAGAAAGACTAGGTCACCAGTCGATAAAGACGACAGAGCGATATATACATCGCCTTCGTCACAACCAGTCAAAGGCAGGGGAACTTGCTAATGACTTTTTGGAGTGATGATGAAACATCTACGAAATAACAGCCTAGTGATCGGTGGGGCTATCACAGCCCTAGTGCTAGGACTACAGGTAGGCGCAAGCCAGATAGCGCAAGCACTACCAGCAGTCAAAGCAGTACCAGAAGCCGTATCAGTAGTGAAAGCACCAAAAGCCTCATTCAAGGTCAAGACCCTAGCCAAGTATCGCAACGCCGATAAACTTACCAAGACCGAACTGGTCGAACTGCTTCACGCAGTTGGGTTTAAAGACAAAGCCTTACGAGAAGCATGGGCAGTATCTATGAAGGAGTCTCATGGAAACCCTCTATCCCATAACGGAAACCGAAAGACTGGAGATAACTCTTATGGATTATTTCAAGTCAATATGATCGGTTCTATGGGAAAAGAGCGCAGGGATAAGTTCAATTTGGATTACAACGCCGAATTGCTTGACCCTGTGGTGAATGCCAAAGTTGCTTATCACATGAGCAACGGTGGCAAAGACTGGAGTGCATGGAAAGGAACTAAGACCGCAGTAGTAAAGAAGTGGTTAAAGGAATTTCCAGAAGCAAAAGCAAAAGCCATAGCAAAAGCATAAGCGGAACGAGAAGCCCCCTCAGAAATGGGGGGGCTATCTCAGATCGGAGTACAAAATGCCAGACGACTACTTAAAGTTAGCAAAACAGCACAAAGAAAGACTTGCAGAAGGAAACAAAAAGAAACAATACGCATGGAGACAAGAAGAATTACCTTTTAAACAACTTACTTCTGAAGAGTTTATGGAGTTATTTTTCAGTAAATTAATGCAACTCAACTGGAAGATAGATAGAGACAGATGGTTGGTACTTGTGTGTCCAGAGTGTGACAAATCCATAACCAAAGTTGCAATCATTGAAATAGACGATAATGTTTCAATAAAAAATGTATTAAATGTTGATATTTTATTTAAAGAACATAAACCAAAATGCAAAATAATAGTAGAAAGAGAATAAAATGGTTATTGCAATACTAATATGGTTAGCAGTTATAAACACAGTTGGAGTACTTTTTGGTATTTATGGATATGGTGTGGCAAAAAACTGGTGGCAAGATCTAGGATAAAGCAAAAGCCCTACCAAAAGGCAGGGCTCAAGCCAAAGCAATACCAGAAGAGTTACTGGTTATCTTTAATTAACTTTACTTCGCAAGCATCAGTAGTGCAGTAAGCCTCACCAATAGCATCAAAAGCCATACCAGCATAAACACCAGCAAGATCAATAGGAAATAACTTCATAGTTCCTTCTGATTCATATTCTTCAGCAGTAATCTGTGTGTAAGGCATCTGTGGGTATACATGGTTACCAGAAGGTAAGAATGAGACAGTCTTTAGTTGACCGTCATACATATGCAAAGCCGTACCAATAGCCAAAGCCTCTTTTTCTGGATCAAAAGATATAGTCACAGACACAGAGTTGTCTGACCAGTAACGCTGAGCAGTAGCAGCAAGTGCCATCTTCTCGTAGATGCTTACGTCTTTTTCAGAACGCTTAGCCTCTGACTTAATTTGAAAGAAGACAACGGAAGTCGTATCAGGAGACTCACTTGCTGGTTCAACTCGGTAGTTGGCCAACTTAAATAGTGGGAGCATCGGATCTGAATTAGCAAATCTAATTGCACGATTAAAGTAAGCACCACCAACAGTCCAATGAACTCCAGGAGATTCACCAGCCAAGATACTTACTGTTCCTGATGGCTTTACTGTGGTCATCTTGATTGATTCACGAACACCAAGCCACTCAGAGTAAGTGGTGTCGTACTGCTTGATGATTTTGTAACCCTCATCCATCCATGTACGAAGAATAGGAAGACCACGATTGTCTGCAAAGTTAGCAACACCAGAGACAGATGTGCCGATGCGACGATTGCGCTGCATAATGGCGTTGGTCTCTTCCCAGTGAGTTGGAAGAAGAGTCACAGTCTTGGCGTATAAATAAGCAAACTTAAGTGTGCGCTTAAAGTCATCGATGTCTTTGTGACGGTTTAGGTAAGTCTCTACCAAGGTACAGCACTCGTATGATTCAAGAGACTGCTCAGCGCAGGGGTTGTAGCCAGCAATGCGCCAGTCCTTGTTGTTGATTGGATCAGCAAGACGGCCATACTGCTTTGAGATGTCCATCCAGATAACTCCAGGCTCACCGTTGCGGGCGATGCCTTCGATGATTGGATCTAGATTGTCTCCAACATTTACAGCCACAGAGTTGTTAGACATCCAGCCATGAGTCATACGCTCTGGGTACTTATCGTAATTTTTGAGATTGAGAAACTCTTCGTCATCAATGCGACCAATAAGTAACTCTGCAGATCTACGGACATTTCCAGAAACGACACAGACACCGATCATGTTGCCGATGTCTGCAATATCACGACGAGTAAGTAACTCTCCTGCACGGCCGTGCAATAAGTTAGTTAGATACTGGTGGAGTTTAATGAGGGGTTCTGCCCCTGCTGCAGTTCCGCCGAAGGTCTTGATCGGTACGCCTGCTGGACGGATCTCTTTGTAATCAAATACTGGAGTCTTCGTATCTGGCTTGAGGTAGGAATTGATGAGGGCTGAGGTTGATTCAACCCAGCCTTCTCTGGTGTCTGGGATGACATATGTATCTCCTTGTTGTGGTGCATAGATAGTGAACTCTTTGTCTGCGCCTTTATCGTCAAATCCAACGCCCACTCCGAGCATCGATGCTTCCATTAAGAATGCAAATGGCTTTGCTGGCTCTACCTTGTTCATAGATCCAGTAGATACAAAGGCGCAGTTCTGTAGCGCTGCAGAATTTCGTTGCACATTCACAATGGGTGTACCCATTACCCAGAGGCCACGTCCTGGTGGAGTCCATTTCAAATTCCACAGACGATCGAATGCCTCTTTAGCCGATGATGCGGCCTTGGCATCTGACCATGGCAGACGAGCAGTCTTGGCGTGATCTTTTTGCAACGAGTACATGCCATTGATGACTCGCTCACATACATCTACCCAAGTCTCCTTGGTTCCATCTTCTTTAAGACGGGAGTAGGTTCTGAGAAAAGTAATCTCTCCTACGGAATTTCCTGCTGCGTCTTGATATCCAAAGGGCGCTTTCTTTGCCCGATATGGAGCCACAAAATCTTCGGTTAATTTGAACGAGAACAACGACATAACCCCTACCATTTCTTCTAAAGTGCAAATACCCCTCTATGGGTTGCTTAGTATTACGCTTGAGACCCTATCATGCATATGCCAATAAGACGAAGTACTCATGGCAGGGACAAAAGGTTAAACTAAATTGTTTCTTTGGATCCAGTCTCTGGAATGAACACACCAGTTCCTGAGTTGTCCAAATAGTGGACTGCTCTTAGTAACTTTTTTGGGTCATCTTGGAACAATCCAAGTGCATAGTTACATGACGTACAGAGCAATCCTCTAATCTCATTTGTCTCATAATCGTGATCAACAGCAAGACGATAAGGTTCATCGGAACCGTCAGCATCACAGATGAGACAGAGATACCCCTGCCTTTTTGCCAACTCAATGAACTGTTCTTTAGTCAATCCGTACAGGCTCTTCTTCTGTGCATAACCAACTTTTATCTTGTGATCTGTCTGCTCCGTCTCGATATAGACAGGCTTCCAATCCTTGGGATATGGTTTCAAGTATTCTTCTCCTTGTTACGAGATCATTAGTCTTCGATAGATTGCTGGATGATTTTTGTAACTGTCTCTTCTTTAAGAGTTTCAGGCAACTCCCTTAGTGCTTGAGCCCTATCTCCAAAGATGGCTGAGAGAACTCCACCAGAAGATTGACGGCTTGCTGTGATCTGAATGAACTCCTTATTGGAATCCATCTCGTTAACATTTCCTACAAGTTTTAGAAGTCGATCTATCTCTTGTGAAAGATTTGGATCTGCGTATCCGCCATTCATTTCTTCAGCAAAACGCATAAAAGCGACTCTTTGACCCTGCATTTCGATCATTGCAGTTAGTAGCGCCTTGAGTTGTTCCTTTGTCTTTACTTCAACAGGTAGGTTGAAGGCGCACATATTGTCTGGTTTGAAGGCTGGACAATTTGCTGCAACGAAGCAAGAGTTACATTGACGAAGCGAAGTCTGCTGAGTTTGAATGACTGGAATATCTTTAAGTACATCTCGTCCTTCTTCATCAGTATCGACAACAGTCTTCATGTTAAAACCAAATACTGGAAGATTTTGCATCTCTTCTGGTTCTCTTTCAACCACTTTGTTCGGTTCTTTTTTCCGCATCTCTAGGTCACTGTTATCAGAAGGTGTACCCCCTAATTCCATCAAACCACTGTATAAGGTACCCTCACTATTATCAGAAACTTTCTCCTGTTTTCCACCGTCGATAATGTGAAGATTTGGATTTTTCTTGTCCATTGATTCCTCTAATCGTTTGTATGACCAGACCGCTACCTTAGTTGCTTCCAACGTACTATCTTGCACAAACTCCAAATAGTTAAGTCCAGCCTTCTCTACCATGGCCTTGTAGCGAGGGCGTGCTTGATCTTTCATCTTCTTTGGATAGCGGTTCAACTTAGTGCCATCCCAGATAATTGTTTCACCTCTACGCATTGGTGATAGCCAGGACAATGTGCTGGCAGTGCTAAATGGTATCTGTCTCAAATTGTCTGGCTTGGCACATCCAAGGGCATGGAACTTGGTCTGGAACTGTCTCTCGTAAGATCTAGTTAGCGCTGCAAGGTTAGTTACGGACTCAATCTCGTCGTGGGGTATTGCTACATTGGGATAAGTACTAGCAAGTTCCTGTAGGTTTCCTAACCCGTACTCTTGATGCCAGATGACCCACAGTTTGGGATCGTTACTGAAGAAGGGACGCTGTTCTTCTACCCATTCCTTGCCCAAAATTTGAGAGTCAAACTCTAAAAAGGCTGTGGCTCGTTCTGCGTTGTTGACGAGAAACTCTTGATAGTCAGCGGCAAGGTCAATTAACTCTTGACGAGACAACCCAGCCTTGTCTGCTTGAGATGCGCCAGACTCTATGTACACCTGAGTCTCTGGAGTAAAATGTTCGCTTATGAGCCAAATCTTGGTCTTGGGAAGCCCACGCTTGCGTAAACCCCAAAAGTTGAGTCCCATCGACTCAACTTTCTGACCCTCTAAAAGGGTACGGTTAGATCCAACTTCTACTCCTGAAAATATAAGTTTAGTCATCCCAGAACTCTAGTTCTTTGGGATTGGCTGCGTCTTTAGATTTGGCTATGTTAACTCTAGTAATTGAATCCTCAATTTGGCTCCATTGACGAACTTTTTTAGGCGCATCAGGACGACGTTCTAC